ACACATATCAAAAACCTCTTGCTATATAGTCAAATGTTCTAGCGACAATTGTACCACTACTGTTCTTGAAAGTAATTGTAAAACCTGTGCTTGAAACACTTGATATTTCATAAAAATCTCCTGTTGCCATATTTTGTGCAGTCACAGCTATTTTAGGAGTTGTTAAAAATGCTGTGTTGAAAGTCAAACTGTAAGCACTTGTACTTGTTGTTTCTTGATCTGTGTCTATTTTTTGAAAAGATTCTAAAGTAGCAGATAAAGAAGAAACATAGACTTGGTGTGTTGCATCGCCTGTGGTGGCATTTAGTTTAAACTTAAATGCACGACCATAGTAATTACCAATTCTAAAATTTTGAAAATCAGACCATGAAGGCGAACCTGCTGGATTGTCATTAGTTGTTGCTATTTGCAATTGCACTTCTACATCATCATAAGTATTGCTGTCTATTGCATCCCAAGTGTCAATATTGCCTGACCTTGCATCAAAAAAATCTGTTGTTGAGTTTGTGGTAAATGCAAAAGCAGAACTCAACCTATAAGATTGTGCAGCTATACCTGTGTCAATATAATTTGCAAATTCATAAGAGCCAGAAGAATCTAACCCACCTGCAGCATCTATCAATCCTAAAGAATCTATTTCGCCTAAAGAATCCCATAAAGTGTCTGCTTCTAATTTTAATTTTTCATCAGCTACAACCATATTAGTTTTTGAGCCAGAAAAAGTTGGATTTTCTGTTCTTGTCAAAAATGTTTGTGCTTGAAATAAATCAGGTGTGACTGTATTGACTACAGAAGTAGCATTGGTAGATTTAACACCTGTAGAATCTACAGCTTTAATTAAATAAGTACCTACTAATAAAGGCACTTCTGCTTGATTTGATATGCCTGAAACTGCTTCACCAACTTGTGTTGATTGTGACCAAGTAGCACCTGAAGTCAAAGAAGAATGTCTTATTTCAAAAGTACCACCAATTTTTACATCTAAATCTGTGGTTGGTGTCCAATTAAGTGTTGCAGTATTACTGTCTGCTCTTAAATAAAAATTACTAACATCAGCAGGAACAGCAGTTAAACCATAAATTCTTTGTGTTGTAGAAGAAAATTCTGATGCCACACCAACAGTATTGACTGCCCTAACTCTAAACTCATACAGGTCAGGTTCTATATCAAAAAATTCAAAGTTTGTACCTTGTGAAGTTCCTGCACCTTGAAAGGTAGCTTCACTTGTTTTTTTAAATTCCACTTCATATCTATCAATGGTGACACCTAAAGCTTCCCAATCAGAATTTACAGAATTACCAAAAGTTAGTATTGCTTTGGCTTTCACTCCTGAACCTTGTGTTGTGGTAAATAGTTCTTCAGTCACAAAGTTTATTGCAGGTGTATTTACTTCTGGCAATAAAGAAAAACCTTTGATTTCAAATATATCAGTAGCAAAGTCAGAATAAACGCCTAGTCTATTTTTTGCTCTGACTGCAATCATGTATTGCCCTGCTTCTAATTTATCTATTGTAAAAGATTCAGAAACACTTCTACCTTCAAAATCATAATTTGTTCTATCAGTTGATCTCACAGAGTTTAATCTGTTGATGCCTATTTCATAAGATGCAACCTCTGATTTATTTGGTTGTGTCCAATTTATTCTTACTCTGTTAAATAAAGTTGGTGGTATAGTAATTAATTCTTCGCTAGGTGTAGATATCGTAGGTTTACTTACAAATGAAAAGTTTGGTAAATCTACATTTGGTGCAGTATCTTCAGAAAATATTGTGCCAAAATTATAAACATCATCGTCATATTCTCTGGCAGTTATGTCCACTTCATCATTATTTTTTAAAGCAATTTTCATTATTCTAAATTTTTTACCTTGATTAGAGTTAAGCGTGTTCCAACCTAAAGATTCAACTGAAATAAAAACTACATCACCTATTTCTGCTCTAAGACCAACTATTGTGCTAGTAAACTTAAATACCAAAGACTGCCTTGATTGTTTCATATTCATAGTTGCAATCATCATGGCTCGTTCCATCTGGTCAGTAAAAGGTAATTCTATTGCTCTTTCTAAAGTTAAATTATTATCTTGTGTTTTGAAGGTAGAACTTTCTACTATTGCAAAGTCACCTTGAAAATCCCTGTTTGAATTAAAGAAACCTGCTCTGATTCTATTGGTTTTATAATCTTTGCCACCTAGAGCCATTTCATAAGAACCAACGATATTATCTTCATCAAAAGTTTGTACTGCTGTGCCAACATCATCTATTAAAATTTTGTATTTACCACCTGTAAAAATTAAAGAGCCACGACAAGATGAAAGTAATTTTTTTATGTTATCTAAAGCTTTATTGTTGGTGCTAACCAAACCATTACAAGTATATTTTTTTTGTGTTTTATCACCAACTGTCACCTCTGTATCACAAATATTTCTAGCTGCTGTGAAGGATGTAGAATCAATTTGTGAACTTGGTATGCTACGACCATAGATAGTGTTAGTTAAATAATCTTCTATACAATCTACAGGATTATCACTATAAAGTTTGTAATCAGTACCACCTGATGTTGATGTTCTGGATTTTTTACCTTTAATTTGGAAATTAACTTGTGGTATGCCTGTTTGTCCGAAAACATCTGGATCAAATTCTAGTCTAAGAATCCCATAAGCAACGCCTTGTAATCTGTCTGTTGTAGTCCATTTACCACTTGTATCTTCTATTAACTGTTCATCTGCTGTTTGTGTTGTTGTGCCATTGTAAAATCTAAATTCAACATTGTTTTCATACTTTGTTTTTTTACTAGTAAAGGTATTACCAAACCAATAATTTGTTTCTGTTTCAAATAATTCATCATTGTTTAAAAAAACTTGCGAACAGGAATGGACTTCACCTTCACATATTGCATAGACTATATTTAGATATTCATTGTTATCACCAGATACATCATAAAAAATTGGTGTGCCACCAACCCTTCTTTCACCATAAACAACAGGTAAAGGTTGTGTGCTTCCTTGTGTGTTTGATAAAGCAGATGCAGCTTGTCCACCTATATCTTCTGGAAAGTCTTGATTCATCATGCCAATCATTTCATAACCGACATAAGCTGCCACAACCACAGCTACAGCACCTATCGCTATTGCTGTTGCTGTTGTTGCAGCAACAGTCACACCAAATGATGCAGCTATTGATGCGCCAATCATACCTATAGCAGCAGGTAAAGCAAATACACTACCTGCAAAAAATAAACAGATTATAGTGAATATTATTTTTTTATAGTTTTGCATTTACTACTCTGTAAGCTGAATCAAAAAAATTAAAATCAGGTATCGGTAAAGCTACAACGCCAACACCTTCATCAACAGATATTATTTTACTACCAATACATATATGGCACGAATCCCAATTCTCATTGTGCTTAACTAAAATATCACCGAAGGTAGATTTACTTGGACTTATTTTAATTAAACCTAATTCAAGACATTTTTCTGATACTGTTTGTCCATATTTTTTTTGAAACTTAACAGCACCAAATTCTGTGTCATATTTTTTGTAAGCAATTTTATGTACTTTAGAACCAATGATCTTGTCTAAATATTCTAAAATAAAAGTATTACAATCGTTAGTACCCCAAACAAAAGGTTCTCCCATTTTGCTTTCAAGAAAATTATTAACTTTAGTTGCATTTATCATCTTATTTCAGTTGAGATAGAAAGTCTGCTACCAACAGAGCCATAATTTACAGATGATGTTGCTTTGTTAGGTAAGACTAAAGTTGCATAAATACCACCACCCACAGCAGAACTTGTAGCTGTATAAAAGGAATTTAAAGTCACAGTAAAAAAGTTAGTAGCAGAAGCATCGACTACTGTGTGTTCTCCTTCTATACCATAAAAAGCAATACCACCGACATCATTTAATATTCTATTTATAGTAATTGTATCGCCATTACTTAGACCATGATTTGCATGGTGTACCTTTATGGTTGCAGAACCAGAAGTTGTTTCGATAGGATTGGTGCGAATAGCAAAACCATCTAGCAAAACAGAACTGCCACCACCTCTAGCTGTACTTGTTGCAGAAGTAGAAACCACAACAGTTATTTGATTTTCTGAAACTATGGTTGCAACTGTGTGTGTTTTATTTATGTCTGAAGCAGGTACGCCACCAATAGCAGTAGCACCTGAAATAGTTATTGAATCGCTAACTGCCAAATTATGTTGTGCTATATCTATGGTTAAGGTTGTTGATCCTGAAGTTGTTAGTAAAGGATTAGCTATCACTTCTTCTGTTTTGGTCATAGCCACTGTAAGACTGTCAGTAGTTCTAGCTGTTATTCTATTGCCTCCACTAAAATCTGCTTTAGCTATGCCACCAACAGTTTCATCTTCAACAAATAAATACACTAAATCATCAACCCTTGAAAAATTATCTGTGTTTACTGTAATTGCATTAGAACCATTTGTCGTTTCTATTAAAACAGGCACTACTAATTCACCTTCAACTGTTATTTCACTACCACCAAACTTACCTGATTTAACAGATGTGACTGTACTTGGTTTAGCTATAGTAAAACCAAAACCATCAGCATCAATAGCTGTTATTGCGTGAGTATCAGCACCTTCAGAAGCATTAATAAATGAACTTAAAACAGTTTCGCCATCATCAAAAGTTTTTGATTCAAAACCATTTATCTTAACTCTTTGTCCAACACTAAAATTTGTTGTGCTTCTATTTGCGTAATTGATATGCAGAAAAACTGTGCCTGATGATTCTATCAAACTAAATGCCTGACTACTTGGTTTGACTTCGTTAAAAATACTTTTTTCTGATGGTGCTGTGTTGTTGATTGGTGAAGTTATACTGCCTTGTGATTGTATGTGGGCAGAACCACCACCATTGACTGTGCTACCTGTAGTTGCACCCCAATTCAATTCTTTAACTATGACAGAACTAAATCTAAATCCTGTATCACCAGAAAAAAAACTTTGTTGAGATTCATTATTTGTAAACCTTACAGAAATTCTTTCAAAATCTACAAATAATGAAGCTGCTGACAATGATAATGTGCTTGTACCTGAATCAACATCTTCTTTTAGAACAGGATTATTTAATCTACCACTAAAAATTAGTAAAGGATCAGAAACAAGAGCATCGTTAGTATCTAAAAACGCTTTATAAATATCTATTTGTCTGTCTAAATAATTTTCTGCTAGAAATAAATCTGTGTATGTTCTGTCTATGCCAGACAAAGAAATAGAAATTTCTTCTATCGTTGCATCATTGGTTTCAACAATATCAGAAAAATTTAAAAAACTACCTGTTGGTGTGTAAGTATTACCAGAAAATGTGACAGGTATGTAGGCATCTGATAAATAATAACTAGCACTATCTAATGTGACTTTAACCAAATGAAAAGGTTTATTAGCAGATTTAACAATTTCTGTTCTAAATGCTGTTGAACTTCCTCTATCCATTTCACTAAAAAATCTCTGCTAAAGACATTGTAAAACCATATAAGGCAGAAGTGTCTGTTGCAAATTCTGTAAAATCAGAAGTGAAACTGACTGTGAAAGGCACAGAAGCAAAAGTAATTGTTTCATCATTGGCTACTGCATTAACTAAGTTAGGTGCAAAAGACAAAGTAGCGTGGCTTGTACCATCTGCGTTTAAGTCTGCTGTTGCCATATACACTTTAGAATGACCACTAAACTTGAAAAAGTCACCTGCCTTCATAATGCCTGATTCTGAAGCTGTAAGACCATCTATGGTCGCTGAACTTACCCCAACTGCTAAAGCACCATCAACTACAGGTGATTCAGTTGTATCGCCTTGTGATGTGCTGACAACAGGTGGTACATAAGTAAAAGTTTCAAACTGTCCTTGTTGTTTCATAGCAAAAGCATAGATAGGAGCAAATTCTGCTCTAGTCATTGGTGGAAATTGAACTTCTAACAACCATCTTTGACCACCACGCCTTCTGACTTGTCTTTTTAAATTCTGTGTGACCGAAACAAGTGTTGGTTCTATTGATCTTATGTTTACGCTACTTGCAGCAGGTGATGTTGGGAATGTGCCACTCACGATACGAAACCTCTCCTACCTCTGCGATTAAACTGTTGTTCAATAATTGCAGAAATTGTTGGTGCATTTTCTGTGATTGCAGCTAGTGTGTCTTTTGAATCGAAAGCTTGAATATTATAAGTTATATTGACACCCATTCCTGCACCACCTCTTGTGTGGTCAATAACAGTTTCATTAGGATGTAGAATTGCAGGGAAACCACCTCTGCCATCTATACCACCTGTTCTTGAACCATAACCTGTAAAACCACCACCTTCAAAAACTTGCCCTGCTGCTGCATTACTTAGTCCTTTGCTACCACCCATGCCTTTAGTAAAAAGACCACCAAAACCTGCTGTGAGTGCATTTACAAGATTTTCTATAACTATTTTTCTTATAGCTATTCTTAATAATTCTTTTATTACAAAATTAGCAAAATCTTTGAAAGCAAATTTACCATTCATTAAACCATCAACTATCGTATCTTCAAATTTTTT